TTGGAAACCGACTTACCCAAGCAACCCGAAAGCTGAAATCTCAAAACAAGTATTTCGAGGCAGATGACTCTTTGTTTTTCATGCCGAGATCAAGTGATGCCGGAGTTCGAAAATCCGACCCTGCTCCGTTACCTGGTATAGCATATACTTTCCCACAAATAGATGCAATTGATAGACTTAATAAGACTGGTAGAAATATTTTGGATGTGATCCCTGGAAGAGACAGAACCATCTTTGTAAGAATTGAACGATCAGGAGGGTTATCAGAACTTATGTTAATTAAGCCCGATGGATCATTTGAAAATTAAATGATGAGCGAAAAGAAAAAGGTAACAAAGAAAAAGACACCGGCAAGCCCCAGGTATAATTGGGCAGGGAACAAAGGTAATACACCTTTGAGCCGGTAGTTTTTTTATGACACAAGAAATATTCTTTTTCTTCATTTATCACTTGCTTTATGTCCGACATATAGTAAGGTGTAGGTATGAACAGTAAAACAAAAGCCGGAAAATTACTCGCAGACATTCACGCCATTGCATATGGGTCAAAGCTTATTGATAGTACTCATGGGTACGATTTGTTTGATTTAGCACAGTCACATTACTCTGCTATCGGAAACAATGAAGATCTTGATCAAGATTGCATAAAGTTCCTCAAGCAAGCCAAAGCATCACTTAAAGCTTTAGCCAAACTCACGGAATTAGTTGTAGTAGGATAAGGAGATTAAACGATGAACGACAAAATCAACTTATATAAAACACCTAAAGCACTTAAAATTTTTACTGAATATTGTAGTGAATTTTACTTCACTTATAACGCTCCATTTAGGATTAAAGACTTACGCAAAAGCGATCTTACGAATGCTTGCAAACTTGTCCAAAAAAGAAAAGATTGCGAGTTCCTTGCTGACTCAACAGATCGCGAGAAAGTCAGAGATATACTTTTGAGTTTAGGATACGAATACGAATAAGGAGACCAACCGATGTATTACGATAATGATATTAAAAAAAGGGTGATCGAGCTTGAATCAATCGGTCATGCTTACGATCCACTTACCGGATTCATATATCCGCTTTTTGCGGATGATTCTCTTGATTTTGATAACCGATTGACAGTCGAAGAAATAGATAAAGATAACGGAATTTCCCAAAAAGATTGGGAGATAATAAAAAAAGTTTGACACCAAAACGACTCGTCACCACATTGACAAATACAACTGACATGAACCAAGCCGGCACAGTACCGGGGACTGCAAATCCTCTATTCGTGAGTTCGATTCTCACCCGCGCCTCCAAAAAAACTGGGGCAAATTTGACTTCTTATAAATTTTTTTATAAGAGAGGACTTGTGAACTACCCCATCGATCTGCGGATCGACAAGGATGGAAAACTTCGTCTTTCCTTTGTACACAAAGCCCAAAAAATTCTAGTACCTCTCAATTGCAATCTGTCTGAGATCTCCGAAGACGAGGTTTTCAGAATTGTCGAAAGTCAAATCAGAAAAATTGATAACCTAAAATCCATCGAGGATTTAGGGAATGACTTTATTGATTCAGAAGAAACCGGTGGAGCAATCGATCACCGCAAAAAATGCTTCCAAGGTTTAAAATGGTTTTTCCGGGAATCCGGATTATCTTTGGAGAGCGACACAAAAATCTTGTTGGATGTCGATGCGGATGGATACACCTTGCCGGAGCAATGGGAAAAATTTGGCAAGCCCCATAAGCTACGCCAAGTTTGCGCTATATTTTCCCGTAAGAATCTGAAGGTATACAAACGCCTTGGATACGATGTCTCCCACTTTGGCAACTTTGCCACCTATGTAGCGGAAACTACTACCTCAACGCCTTTCACCACTTCAGACGAAGAAGTTGATCGGATCATTAAGTTTTTCCAGGATGCCAAAGATGAGCATCCAATCTTTTACCGGATTTACCTATTGGCATTCGGTTGCGGACTTAGAAAGTCAGAAATTTACCAAGTCCGTTTTGAACACTTTACTACCTTCAATGGTCAACATTTTCTTACCCTGCCCTTTGCGACCAAAAGGAGTCGTTTGAAGGGTACATCTCACATTGAAAAATGTGGCGTATCGAAACATGTCTATGATTTCTTCACCGGGTTGGGTTTTGGTGAAGATTTGGTGATTGGCGGAGGCGAACGCTTGCATAAGCGATTCGTAAAATTCTTAAAAGAACAAGTCGGCATTGACGAGAACAAAGCTTGTCACCGACTTCGCAAAATCTTAGGTGCTAGACTGGCAACCGAGCATGGAATTTACCATGCATCAAAGCAACTAAGAAACTCCGTTGGAGTATGCGAGAGGTACTATAGTGACCTGGTAAGTCACCGAAACGACCTCATGGTGTAGGTAGGATATGTAGGGAATGGTTTACATAATAGGTAACGAGGAGAGTCCTTCTAGGTCTCGAAAGTTAAGTCGTATCAAGATTGAGCTTAACAATATGACGATATCGCTTGAGAAAGATCAACTTAAAGTGATGACAAAAGGCGAAGCGACTATTGAGCTTCATCAAATGATCAGTCTTTTGCACGAACTCGTAGACGAATTTTCAAACAATGGTTCATTCGAAGAATAAGGGCGCTCGTTTTGAGAGGGAAGTTGCCGGTATTCTCCGGGACAATGGGTTCGAGGCTCGCAGGGGATGCCAGTTTGCCGGTGGACAAGACTCACCGGATGTCGTCAGCGATTTCCCTTTCCACATTGAGTGCAAATTTGTCGAAAAACTAAACCTGGCGAATGCCCTCGAACAGGCAAAGCAAGACTCCGGTGGAAATGAATATTGCGTGATTCACCGAAAGAAAAACCAGGAATGCATGATCACCATGCCCCTCGATCAATTTCTAAAACATAACAACAATGGAAATACCTAACCTAAATAAAGTCGCGGATGATAGTGACATTGCAGTCAAGGGTGGTGGAAGCTTCAACGCTCAATACATTCCCTGGGCAAAAACATTATCATCCATAAGAGAAAAAGCACCGGGATGGATGCCCACAATGGTGGAAGATAAAGATGGCAATCTGATATATGATGCCCCGGATGGGACATGTTTTCTGATGATCAGATTCGTCCATGAGGATGGAACGGAAACTACCGCCATACCTCATGCGATCATGTCCAACAATATGAAATCCATGAAGCGTGATCTGATCAGTTCCAGGGACATTTCAGATTCCTTTGTTCGAGGGGCGTGTAAGTGCGCTAGTGCCGTTTTCGGATACGCTTGGCAGTTGTGGTCAAAGGATGACCCGATGAGCCGGGAAGAAGATGAACCGGAGGAAAAAAAGCCGGAAGTGAAAGTGAGTGCAAAAGCTGAAAAGGAATCACCCAAGGTGGATGACTTGCAAGCGCAACTAGAGGCATTGAAATGAATGTAGTCGGATGGAATATTTTCGGTTTTGATCTGCCTTACTTGTGCAATTCAAGCGTACGCTATGGCGTACAGATACCTTGGTATGTTAAGCCAACGATCAAGGGCGGTAGGATGTATCATGACCATTCGTTCGTGGATTTGATGCCTTTGTCAGTTGGTGGCAAGTTCCAGGATTTTAAGAGTCTCGAATCCTTTTGCAAACAAACCGGTTTTCCCGGTGGAAAGGAATTCGGAAAGGGTAAGGACTTCTACAAGCTCGAACTACCCTTGAAGAAGGAGTACTTGGAGAACGATCTTAGGATGACTAGACATGCCTACGACGCATTAAACAAGGCTTTGCAGTTCTCTGAAGAAGCAATGGCATTCGACTTGGAAACCGAGCCTATGTCGCTCGAAGAAATCGAAAGGATAAGTCCACCATTTGACCCGGCAAATGTAAAGACCGGCAACCTCAAAGATCCATTCAAGATCCAAGAGAAGATCGAACAGGCGGAAATGAACTATCTTGAGAACCTCCAGGACAAAGCCGGACTTGATGCATACCTATCTAAACCGGTGGCTATTGGATACCATTGGGGAGACGAATACTTCGGGCATCATTCAGATGACCCGGTTGAAATACTGAACAAGTTTTGGGAATTGGCGGATACAGTCGCAACAAAATTTAGAGAAAGGAACACAGGCATATGAAAGGCGAAATTAAAGCGATATTTGACACAAAGAAAAATGGAGATCCATGCATCTCATCCAATGGGAATAAGTATGTTTCGATTCTGATAGAGGGTGAAGACACCCTTAACTATTACGACAATATCTATCTCACCGAAAAGGCTCATTTCATTGTCGAGCAATTATTCGCGTCAGTTGGAGTGAAAGCACCGGCATTCGAAGATTTGGTGATCGGTCATTTCAATCTCTTAAAGGGTCATGAGGTCAACTTTGCCGGTGGCAAGAATGATAAGGGATTCACCGAAATCTACAAGTACTATCCAAAGCCGGAAGCAAAGCCGGAAAAGACAGAACCGGTTGATCCAGTATCAAATGATACCATCGACCCTGACTTGGAAGAAGATGTCCCATTCTGAAAAGCCAAAGAACTACCATCAATTGCCGTTACGGATTCCCATGCAAATCTTCGATCAAATGAAGGAAATAAATGAAAACCTGGGCATTTCATACCGGGATCAGATCATTTATTCCCTCATGCAAACGATGCCTCAGAGATATCTCCATAGAGATATCACAGAGATATCTCGAAAGTCTGTCCCAAAGAAGTCCGCAAAGATATCTCCTAATGATATCTCTGAAGATATCTCCCTCGCGCGCACGGATATATATTATATATATAAAGATAATAATAATAAGATATATATAGATATATATGATGCCTCGTTGAAGGAGACCTGGCAGGAGTGGTTGAGATACCGGAGGGTTGAGATGCGAAAAGCGATTACTCCACCGCAATATGTCAGGCAATGGACAAAGTACCAAAAGATCATCGATGTTCATGGTGTCGAAGGTCTCATCAAATGCATGAAGACCGCAATGGACAATGATTGGGTAGGAGTTGCCAAACCGGATTGGATCACCGACCTCAAGGTCGCATCCACCGCAACCCAGTTCAACGATGACGACTGAATACATTTGCCGGGAATACAGACAGGCGAAGGAAGCCAAAGAACCAACCCCGGAAGGTTGCCAGGTGCAAACCGATTGGACTGAAGACCTGGTGAAGGTATTCGGTGAACAGGCAGTCGTTTGTGATGCATGTTGTGAAAATGACAGGCAACGCAAGCAAGCCAATGCCACACCATTCGAGAAATACCCTCAGATGCCCATAGAGGACATTATTCGTCCTCTTTACATGGAAACGAATATCAACCATCCCGATCTGTCTAAAAAGGCTAAGAAGGCGTGGGAAGACATTCAGCATTGGACTCCTACCCTGGGCAAGGGAATTGATATTCTTGGACATCCAAGGATGGGGAAAACCAGGATCATCACTTTGCTCCTTCGCAAGCTTCACAACGATGGTCATGCAATGAAGATATTCTATACCGGAGAATTTCATGCGGAACTGGTCATGGCGAAGAAATCACCGACCTTCATCAGTTGGAGAGATGAAGTCGTAAACATTCCAATCCTGGCAATCGATGATCTCTTTGCCGAAAAGCTAACGGAGACAACCGAGAAGGGCTTATTCGAAATACTTAACCAAAGGATGGAAAGAAAGCTTCCAATCATGATCACCAGGCAAGTCGGAAAAGAGCAAGCATTGAAACTGTTTCAAGACAAACTTCGAGGCTATTCGTTCTTCGAGCGACTTAACGAAACCACAATCAAATACAGATTCAACAACGAAACTCTAAAACTATAATATCATGGAAAACGAAACCGATGGAAAGATCGATCCACCCATGAGGGTGACCGGTGAAGATCATGAGAAGGCAATCGCAATGTGTGAAAGCAAGCCGGATTGTCCGCATCACCAGGAACTCAAAGATCAATTGAAAACAAGCTATATCGCCCTGCTGAAGGCGGAAATCGCAGGACTAAAAGAAAGGATGAAACTATGAAATGGTGGTACGAAAAAGATTGGGGAACGATTCTCCTGATTCTCCTAACGATCATGCTCTTTGTTTGGGTAGCAAGCTAATGCCAGGCAGAGACAAATCGAAAGGATATCCCAAGACCGCAAAGAATATCGGCTTTGGAAAATCTCATGAACTTTGCCAAAAGATCGTCGAGCAAATGGGTTCAGACGAATTGATCGCATTAAGTGAAGGACTCGAAGATGAATTGGCGGACATTAGGCGATTCGTAAAAGAGTCAGGGGACTTGGAAATGCCCGAATATCGGAAGAAAATGGAACATGCCCTAAAAGGGGGATTGATGCTCCTTCTTTATACTTTCCCAAAGGAGATTAAAAACCTAAAGGCAAATAATCTACCCTTTGCAATCAAGACTTACCTAGAAGCACTCATGAAGGTTCAAGGTGAGGCAACTCAACGAATTGAGATTGTCAAAAAGAATTGGGATCATGTCGAATTGAAAGATTTCCTGGATAACTTGCCGGACTCAACCATTGAGGAAAATGAATGATGGCAGACGAAGGAAAACGAGATATGTCAGGGATGTCGGTTATGAAGAAGGTGAATGGGCTTTCCAAAACTTCAGAAGAAAGAACCAACTCCGAACAGGAGAAAGAGGGGAAAGAAGATCCGACACCTTGTGGTACTGGGATGAATACGCAGGGACAACCTACAACTACGCAAGACATAAGTTTCCAGTTTACCGAATCCACCTTAAAAGACCTTAAAGAGGTGAATCAGGATACTGTCACCATAGAGCAAGCAAAAGAGGCGATAGAGGTCTTATCCGCTCAATGCGGTTCAGATAGGATTAGAACGCCATACAGGCATGTTCTGAGGTCTTTCATGGATAAGGTAGAGGAATACATATGTTTTGCTTGTGAGGATGTAAAAGCACCGGGAACTGGAAGGTATGGATGTCCAAGTTGTCATGGGGAAGGACTCGAATGAATCGTTTTGCGTATGTCCTGGGCGTTATGTTGTCGGGCGCGCGTGTATCTAGGAGGTCAAATCCGATGAATATAGGCTCAAAACTACCCATAAATAATGCTATCCGGGCAACCAAAGCCCAAAAGCCTAGTGTTTATGCACCCGAACAGGGGATTATTTGTCCCCTACCGCGATTTTCGACCGGTGGGGGGGGTCTCCCCTCCGAGATCACCGAAACGATTACGCCAAAGAAATTTTTTGAAAATCTAAATTCGGATGAATCAACTCTATGACCTTGTTTCTGATAAGCATGACGAAGGATATATTCTGTCCTACCTCCAGGATCACGGAGTCATCTCCGACAATTGCTACAAGATATTTCATGTTATTAATGATCGCGAGGCATATGACTTCATTCGGGCAAACTATAAGGACTTTTTGCGATGGGGCATAAGAAATTGAGGTACATTAGTTTATTTGCCGGAGTCGGTGGGTTCGACCTTGGTTTGGAACGAGCAGGGCATGAATGCGTTGCACAAGTTGAATGGGACAGAAATGCATCAGGCGTATTAAAGCGTCGATGGTCGGATGTTCCTTTGTTTTGCGATGTTACAAAAGTATCGGCAGATGATCTGCCCGATTGTGATTTAATAACATATGGATTCCCATGTCAGGATTTGAGCGTAGCCGGGAAGAGAAAGGGATTGGATGGAAAACGATCAGGATTATTTTATGAAGCGACAAGAATTATCAAAGGACTTGCAGACCGAGCTATTCGGAGAGGAGGAGTTGGCGGAGGTAGGTTCATCGCAATCGCTGAGAATGTCAGGGGCTTACTCTCTAGCGGAGATGGTTACGACTTTGCAAGGTGCATCCGGGAATTACACGACATCGGGGCGAGTGAAGTCGGATGGACAGTTCTTGACTCTCAATACTTCGGAGTGGCGCAACGGAGGAAGCGCGTGTTCATTGTTTCAGATTTTGGAGGGGAATCCGTCGATGAAATACTTGCTTTCTCCGAAGGCGTGTCGGGGAATCCTGCGCCGAGCCGAGAAGCGTGGAAAGGAACTTCCGGAGATGTTGGAGATGGCTTTACGGCAAGTAGCGTTGGAGATGGCATCCAAGAAGTAGCAAATACTCTTCAGACCACTTGCGATGATTATAGTAGGGCTGACGGATTTAATATGATACCTCAAGCCAAAGCATTTACCGCATCCGCCCGATCAAACAAGATGGCATGGGAGGGGGATATTAGTGGGACGATAAATTGTCAGATGAACTCAGATTCGAGCAATCTGCAAATGGGAGTCCGTGAAAACCTAACAGTTCGTCGTCTCACTCCAATCGAATGCGAACGCCTACAAGGATTCCCTGATAATTGGACATCGGAAAAGATGGAACTAATTCTCGAAGGCAACGAGTGGAAAGCAACTGGCAAGGTGGTCAAACAAGCGGATGGTTCTCGTTATGCCCAAATGGGGAATGCGGTGACTGTAAGTGTAGCTGAATGGATAGGTAAACGCATTGGTGGAATATTCGTATGAGCAAAGCATTTAAAAAAGACCTGGTAGCCGGTGAGGCATCCGAGAAGATCCTGATGGATATGGTTCGTAGATCGGGCAAGACACCGATGAAGCCGGAGGGTTTGTTTAGCCTTTACGACTTCTTTGTTTGCGAAACCAAGCTTGCCTATGAGGTCAAGAGGGACTGGAAGTCTGCCCATACCGGTAATGTGGTAATCGAGATTGAAATGCCGGTTGGTACACCTAGTGGATTACAGACAACGATTGCTGACTATTGGGTCTTCGATTTGCCGGGTGAATTTGTTTTGGCGAGACCGGACAGGTTGAAGGACATGTTGGCATTCGAGCGGATAGGATCATCGTGTGAATTTGTGGGCAATGGGGATTCTACGATGAAGCGAGCGTATTTGGTGGAAGTGAACATTCTGAAAAAATATTCGGATGGGGTTTACAAAAAGAAAAATGAAAATAAGTGACATATGGAAACCGACAAAAAAACTGACGACTCACGCCTCAATGCTTTGGGATCAGATCAAGATTTGCCAGGAATTGAGAGTAGAAAACGAACGACTGAAAGGGGAATTGGATGAAGCGAGAAAGCGACTTAGCGAACGAACTGGGGATCACTCGAAGGGAAGTAAGGGAAATCAGACAGAATGCTCTTTCTGCAACTTCGTGGACAAAGGTAGGTAGGGAGATCCACTATAGCGAAGAAGGGGAGCATGAATTGCGAAATGAGATCCAAAAGCGATTATCTGTTGAAGATTTGGGTGACCCTTTACCGGTTGAGGATGACCAGGAAATGGTGATCACGAATATTCCCTTCAATAAGACTTTGTTGATTTGTGGAGACCGCAAGGTGCGAGTCAGTTCAAATGAAAAATTCATCAAGGGTATGAAGATTAAGGCAAGACCTCCGGCAGATGGATATCGGGTTTGGGTTTTGGTTGGTCGGACACCCAGGTGGCGAGGGAGGTGGTAAAATGACAAAAAGAGCAGATGACAATATTCGGAAGTGGGAACAAATCCGTGAGAGAAAAATGATGGAAGCGGAAATCCAAAGACAGGTGGAAGAAATGATGAGTTCGACCAAGTCCAAAAACCGAAAAATTCTCAAACGCAAAAAGAAATGATCGAATGGACTGATCATCCGTATTTTCCCATCCCTACAAAAGACCAGGCTAGGGTAATGGGTAAGGAGAAACTTCTTGAGATTTGGCAGAAGAGGGAGGAAGCAATTCATGCGGAGAAGGTTGACCCTTTTCACAATGGCATTGAGCCGGATCATTGGAAGATGGCGGATGAAGAATTTGCCAAAACTGATGAGATTGTTTGCCTTGGTGGAAACAGGGCAGGAAAGTCTTTTTGGGCTTCGAAGCGAGTGGTGAAGTGCATCAATGATATACCTGGTGCAAATGTGCTTTGTATGCATACGACTGCATCAACTTCGATTGAGCAACAACAACAGTACATTTGGGATTTCATACCTTCCGAATGGAAACAGGCGAAAAAGGGGAAGGTGACAAACATGACCTTTTCGAAGAAGGGCGGTTTTACGGAATCGAGCATGGTTGCCCCGAACGGAAGCCGGATTTTCTTTCGAAATTATTCGCAGAACCTGGACACCGGTATCCTGGAGGGAAGTGAATGGGATTTGGTTTGGTTGGATGAGTTGTGCGGAATTGATCACATCAATGCTTTGCGTTTTCGATTGGTGACCAGGGCAAATCGTCCATCACCTGGCTACCCGGAAGGATATCCCTGGCGTGGAATGATGATTACCTTTACACCAGTTGCCGGATACACTCCAACGATCCGCGAATATCTCCAGGGAGCAAAGACGATTAAGGAAGTCGATGCCGACCCGGATTTGTTGCCGGGAGAAAAAGTGCCGGTCATTCAGCAACCATTGCGTGAGAACTCCAGGGTGATCTACTTTCATTCGGAGTGGAATAAATTCAATGATTATGGGGCTTTGAAGAAAACCTTGAAGAATGATCCCCGGCAAAAAATTTTGACTCGATGCTATGGAGTTCCCCACAAGCAAAGTGGCTCGCAGTTTCCGCGATTTGGAAATGCTCATTTGGTAACGGACGAACAGATTCCGGAAGAAGGTACGAACTACCATATCGTTGACCCTTCAAACGGAAAAAACTGGGTGATGGTATGGGTCAGGGTTGCGGTGGATGGGAAATGCTATGTTTACCGCGAGTTTCCGGATCAGATTCGTTCGATTCCAGGGGTTGGCATGGCAGGGGAGTGGGCGATTCCGGGCAAAAAAATGGATGGTGACCCTGGATTGGCTCAAGACAATTGGGGATGGAGTTTGATGCGATACAAGCAGGAAATCGAGACTTTGGAGGGTGATGAGGAGATTTTCATGCGAATTATGGACTCAAGGTACGGAAATGCGACCACTCCTACGCAAACCGCGACTACTTCGATCATTGAGGAAATGGCAGATTTGGGTCTTATGTTTGATCCTTCAATCGGTGTCCGAATTGATGAGGGAGTGACCCTGGTCAATGACTTCCTGGATTTTGACGAGAGCAGACCGGTTGGGTTGGATAATTCTCCCCGGCTCTTTGTTCATGAAGACTGTAAGAACTTACGCTTCGCTATGTCAACCTGGACAGGACAGGATGGGAAGAAAGGGGCATGTAAGGATTGGTGCGATCTCATGCGATACTTTATCTTAGCCGGTGCTACCTACATCGACGGAGACGATGGAGTTCTTAGTGCCGGAGGTTATTGGTAATACACCTCTTTTTCTAAGCACTTTTGGCGTATGACTGATGTATGACTGGTGTATGTTTGATGTAAACCAAAATAAATTAACAAAAAAAGGTTTTTCGTAAATAGTTGAATATTAAACAATTAACTCTAATTTTAGAATTTTGTCTGCATCCGACATTTTTATGACACAAGAAGTACTATTTACCTCTTGCTTTATGTCGGACAATATGTAAGATTACAATCATGAACATTGAAGATTTAAAAAACAAAAAGTTTCTACCGAACTCCGAACTTCACCAATTAGTGGATTTAATGTTTTCGGAAATGTCGATTCACACCATCGATTCAACATTATCTAAACGCCAACTTGGCAGGGTAGCCAAAGAGTGGTTGCAGGACAATGGTTTGCACCAATTCGCAAATCGATGGTCATTATGCCTTTTAATTGGCGATCTCCTCAAGCTTTCTCTTCACGCAAGCTTTGAAGAAACCAGGAGACAAATTGCCAATGGTGAGGAAAGGCGAATCGTAAACATCAAACTGGGGGAAATATTATGATACTCACAATAGCATACTTCACCTACCTACTCTTCATCCTTTGGATCATAAGGGGGGAACTATGATTGACAGACTACAAACAATCCTTGCGGACTTTCACGCAATCGCCCAGGCAGACACCGCATTTGGCGATTATGATCCAGCCCTCCGGGGCAAACTTCATGGTCATTGCGGATGTGTAACATTCGCGCTACAAAAAATCTTTGGTGGACAAATAGTGTCCGGGAAGATTGCCGGAGAAAGCCACCTTTGGAATGACTTCGGTGGTATTGAGGTGGATTGTTGTGCCGAACAATTCGGGCAAGCACCTATTGTATTTTTCCAACCTGGGGGTCGATTAGTCAAACCCAGGAAAACCATCAATCCAAGATTCCAACTCTTTTGGGATCGATACCAAACCCATATTCAAAATGAAAATCATTAAAAGACATAAGAATGCCACAAAAACATCCGAACTTTTCGGATGCCATCCAGGCAAGACTGTTGCCGAGCTTGAAATTTTCAAGGATGGTCTCGGGCAAATTAGTTCCGGGGGGTTGAATGACCAACTCCAATATATTAAAATTGGAGATTGTACGAATGAATTCTTCCTTTGGATCGACAACTTCGAGGAAGCAAGAGCATTTGGCGAAAAACTCATTGCGTATGCCGACGAAGCAGATCGTCGAAAGACCTTGCAAAAAGGATGACAAAAAGTAAGATCACCCAAATGACTGAAAAACGAAATTGGGGTGGCAAACGAGACAATCAAACCGGGAGACCTAAATTACCTGGAGACCAAAAGCGTGTAAAAGTTGGTCTCCGGGTAAAGCCCGAAACGAAAGCCTATTTGGAATCCGGTGAGGGTTCAATGGGTAAGCAAGTTGATTCCCTGGTTGTCTTTGCCAAAGCCAAAGGCAAAAAGAAGTTGACATAATTTCTTACAAAAAGACCCATTTTAATATGGGTCGATTGGGTTTAAAGAAAGCTTTGCTTCGCAGAGGTGAGGTAGTTGAAGCGTTGGGTATATCCCAGGAAACTTTTCATGAAATGATCAAGGAAGGTTTAATCACGCCACACTACTACAAACCAAATTCTCGCGCGCTTTTCCTACGAGACCAAATAGAAAAACTTTTGGAGAGTTGGGCAAATGAGGAAAAAGTCGCGTAAAATAAAAATTAAAGGTGTAGATGTTTCTGCCCTTACATCTCGTCAACAGGAAGCTATGAAAAAGCATTCCGTTCATCATACCTCAAAGCACATCCGAGCGATGGTTAGAGAAATGAAGAAGGGAGCATCGTTCACCGCATCGCACAAAATAGCAATGAAGGTTGGGAAATGAGCGAGGAATACGATTCCGAGAAAAACAAAATGTCCAATGAGCCGGATGTAAACCGGTTGCAAGCAGAACTTGAAAGCATTCTTGAAGATGCAAATAAGCATACCGCAAGAAGACAAGAATACGATGATATAAGACTTTCAAGGTGGGAGGGTCAGTCTGCTGACGGAAGAAAGCATGAAGATCTTCTTGGGTACAAACCAACTCCCTGGGAGGGTGCGTCTGATACGCGCAATCGGTTGGCGGACATGATCTGCAACTTTTATGTTGCAATGGCAATGGAGTCATTTCAGAGATCCACTTTGGATGTCATTGGCGTAGAGCGTGGAGACTCTCGAAAGGCAAGCTATTGGCGCGACTGCATCAAATATTTTGTAAAGCAAAAGATGATTCCCGAACTTCGCAGGGAAGTGGAGATTCTTGCCCAGGAAGTTTTTTCATCAACCCCGGCAATCGGAATCCTTGGTGTCTACTGGCAACAGGAAACGATCATGCGGATGAAAAATTTCACCATCCAGGATATTGCCACAATGGTTGAATCGATGGGTGGGACTCCGGAAGCACTCGAAGAAATCATCATGCTCATGCGTGACCCGGATATGGAAAGCGAAGCTTTGCCGGTAATGAAGAATGCATTTCCAGGAGTAAAGGATTCCGTTTTGAAAAAGGGACTAAGGGAGTTTCGAGAAACTGGAGAAACAAAACTTCCTGCACCGGTAGTTCATGAGAATCGCCCCAGGTTTGTTGCCCATCGTTTGAACGAAGATATTTTCCTGGACACAAATACAACCGACCTTGATCGTTGTCGGATTATCATGCGTAGGGAGTGGTTTTCTGAAACCGAACTTCGCGAAAAAATCGTCACCGAAGGGTTCGACCCTGATTTCGTTGAAGAGGTTTTGAGCAAAACCGAAAGTACAAGTGGGATCGGACATTACGACAACCACAAATCACGAATTAGAAATGCATCCATTTTGGGTCAATCCGGTGACGCTGAATATGATGACCTTTACGAAATATTCTATGCCTATACCAGGGTGTATGATGAAGACACAAATGTCCCGGCAATTTTCTGCACCGCATTTTCGAAACATGTAAGTGAGTCCTATGGCAAACATGTCATGCTCGAATATGGTCACAACCAAATGCCTTTTGTTCTCTTCACCAGGGAGAGACTAAGCCGGTCAATTTTTGATTCTAGAGGGATACCGGAATTGGTGATGACCAATCAATTCGTTTCCAAAATAAACGAAGACTTGCAGATCGATGCCTCACAAATTTCATGCATTCCACCTCTAATGGTCAATGCTCGAAGAGGCGGACTTAATACGATAGTCGCACCGGCAAGCCAATTGACCATTAGCAGACCGGACGACATTGGTTGGTTGAATCCTCCTCCGGTATCCCAAGGATCAATTGAGGTTCAAAGGTCATCCGAAGAATCTGCATACAAGTATTTCGGAATGATTGGAGATCCAAACGATATGATCATTATTAGGCAAACCGCAATGAACCGGTGGCTCGATTCCTGGAGGGAAGCATTCTCCCAAGCATTGGCTTTGTGCCAACAGTACCTACCTCCTGAATTTGTTTCACGATTAACCGGTGGAGCACCGGAAGAAATTCAAATTTCTCAAGACGACATTCAAGGAAAATATGATCTCATGGTAAGGTTCAATGTTGAGCAGATGTTTCCGGAGTTTATGGAAAAGAAACTTCAAGCAGTTACTCAATTGACCCAGTTCGACACTATGGGACAGATTGATCGAAATGCTCTTGTCAAGATTGCATCCGAGCAAATCGACCCGATGCTTGCCGATGAAATTGTGGTAGATCGAGAATCCGCATCACAAAAAGAAATCGAGGACGAACAATCTTCTTGGGTGAAGATTATGAACGAAATCGAGCCATTTCCGAAAGAAGGCGTGAACTTCGAATTAAGAATGCAGACCGCCCAACAAATCGTACAAACAAGTCAGCAACTTCAGCAAAAAATGCAGGAGTCTCCACTTGTTAAACAACTGTCCGAAAATCGGATGAAATACTTACAATTCGGAATTTCACAAAGAGAAAACGCGAACATTGGAAGGGTTGGCGTTAAACCAGTAATGCGAGGATATTAATTATGCCGAGAGGGAAAGGTACTTACGGAAAAAAAAGAGGTCGTCCACCAGTTAAGCGACGAGGCAGAACTTATTGATTTATGTACTACAAAAAAAGTAAAAAGAAAAAGGGTGGAAAGCGGAAGAAATGTTAAGGTTCTTCCGTAAGTTTTTACCCAAAGCAAAAATTGTCAAATACCCCGAACCGATGGCGATTGATAAGATCCGCCAAGTCTTCCTTGACCAAGGTGAAGAGTCTTTGATCTGGCAAGCTTTGGATTCAATCATTGATCGCAAACTCTTGGATTCTGTAAACATGTCAGCAGACCCAGGGAAAAGCCCAAATGAATTATTTCATTCCGGTGGACGCATTGATGCGTTGAGTGAATTGAAATACGAAATTGAAGAATTAAAATCATGGAAGAATGGGAAGATGCTCTCCAAACAGAGTTAGGAGACAAGGTCGCAGAATACCTTGATAAAGGTCTGACCCTTCGCCAAGTTTTCGGAGTCCTGGAAACACTCAAGGCAGAACTTCTTCCAAGCATAATGATTATAGAAGGGGATGACGATGAGGACTAAACCAAGGAGAGGTAAAAAATTTGTTAAGGTCGTAAAAAATAAAAAGACCGGAAGAACCAAAAAGGTTAGCTATGGGCAAGCCGGTAAAGCCAGGGATGGAAAAGCAAGGATTAGACCTGGCACAAGCAAGGCTGACAGTTATTGCGCTAGGTCTCTTGGTATAAAACGAAGACTTTCTAAAAAGAAGCAAAACGATCCAAATACGCCAAACAACTTGTCTCGAAAAAAGTGGAGATGCAAAGGCGCTAAATCGATGCGTTAAAATGAAAACCTTCTTATTTGCGTCCGACCTCCACGGAGACAAGCAAAACCCGGATGCCGTTGAAGCAATGCTGAAACATTGCGACGAACTCAAGCCCGATGTCCGAATCTTTGGGGGTGACCTTTTTGACTTTAGTCCATTGATGAGATCCGCTGATGCATCTGAAAAAAATGAATCGATGTCAGCAGATGTTGAAGCCGGTTTGGAGTTTCTTGAAAAGTTTCAACCTGATCATTTTCTACTAGGCAACCATGATGATCGGTTGTGGTTGACCGCAAAAAAAAGTTCTATGGGTATCGTCCGGGACACCGCAAAAATGGGCATCAGAGATATTACAAATCGATGCAGAAAAATAAATTGCAAGATGTACCCTTATGATGTCGAAAAAGGCGTTTTGCGGATGGGCAAGGTTACTTTTGTGCATGGTTATTATCATGGAATTACTGCGACCAAAAGACATGCCGAAACATTTAGCCAACCTGGTGGACTAGTAGTTCATGGACATATTCATTCGCTTCAAATGCATACCATTCCAAGAGCAGGGGGAGGCGCAGGAATTAGTGCCGGGTGCTTGGCAACTACAAGAATGGAATGGAACAAAGCAAAAGTAAATCGGTTGGCGCATGAGTGCGGTTGGGTTTATGGAGAATTTTCAAACAAAGGTTGGGTGGCTTATATGGCAAAAAAAGTGGAGGACACTTGGGTATGGAGATAGAATGGGCAAAAAACTTAGAGAATGTTCATAAGCAAGTGGCAAGGCTACCTGATGGAGATGGTTGGTTTACCGCAGAACAATTCATGCAAAAGACCAATACTGGCAGAGCAAAATCATACAAAATGATCAAGCAGATGCAGTTGGATGGAAAGATGGAACATTTCCAGGGGTCTGACTACAATCCTCAACTTGGTCACAATTGTAGGCGTGTTTGGTATCGGTTTATTAACACGGATTAGATTGGTTTTGTTAAGTTCATTTGACTTGGTGCTTTACCAAGAGAAATTTTGATCATCCGTCCGCGCCGGCATGCGCGAGTGTTCCAACGCCAAAGAATCAAAACTTATGACAGATGAATCAAATGAGGTCGCGCCTCTTGAAACCGCAGAAACAGATAATCAGTCCGACCTGCTGACATTTCAAGATATTGCAGAAGAAGCAGGGTTTGGACAGTTCTTTGAAAATCGCGAGGACGAAAGTCCTGATCAAGCTACAGTAACGGAAGCCGAAGAAGCTACGGAAGCCGAAGAAGCTACGGAAGAACCGGAAGTTGAGACAACCGAAGAACCGCAACCTATTGTGGATACGGATACGGAGGGAGTCAAAAAACGGATTGGCAAATTGGTGGAGGCAAGGGAAAAAGCAAGGGAAGAAGCGGACGCACTTAAAGCGGAGATTGAAAAACTTCGTAGCGACAAACCGAAAATCCGTGCAATGACCGGTCTCGAAAAATTTGACGATGTTGCGAATATCAATGATCTTCAAAAGCGAGAAGAGGATGCAGAGCATCTAAGAGAGTGGCTTTTGCAAAACCCGGATGGTGGCGAATATGTCGATCAATCCGGGGAGGAGCATGAAGTGGATTACGAAAAGGCAAAAAACCTAATCGTGGAAACTGATAGAGACCTACGCAAAAACATTCCATTCGCTCGCCAAAGAATGATCGAAAGGCAAAGGCAAGACGCGACTGCACTTAACACATTCAAGTGGATGGGTAACAAAAGCACAGAGGAATATTACAAGCTCAATGAAATTTTGCAGAATAATGAATATTTGTCTGAATACGCTAAGAAAGATCCATACGCAATGGTCGTCCTGGGTTATGCGGTTGAAGGGTACAAGACAGTTCATCAGAAACAAGTTCAAAAACCTTCAGTCCAAAATTCAGCGCCTAAAGTGCCAGTTGCTCCGTCTAATGCAAAGCCGAAGGTAATCCAAAAGCCAAAAACGGAAAAAGCCGAACTACTCCAAAAAGCAAGATCAGGAAGATTCGATGATGCGGTTTCATATATTGAATCAATCTTATAAGTCTTAGGAGGACAAAAAAATGGCAGGAATAGTTGAAAGATCTCAAACTTTAAAAAGAGAAGATTTAAGCGATCTTCTTACAGTTGTTGACAAACGCGCAACCGGTTTCATGAGTACTGTAAAGACCGGGGATGCTCCCAGGAATTCTTTACTCGAATGGGGTGTAGATTCCCATAAGCAAAACCTGGTTGCAAGTGCTACCTATACAAGTGGCGTAAGCAACAATCTTCCAATCGATGGAGTTGACACGACTGCATCTGATTTCGAGAATTATGATGCTCGCGAGCGTTGCAGAGTTTACATTCAAATGATGCGCAGATTCCCCCAGGTTTCTCGCTTGGCGGATATGACCTCTGATGTTGCCGGAGTCGGTTTCAAGCAAGAGATGGCGCGCTCAATTGTGAAGGCTTTGGAGGTACATGCCAGGGATATTGAAAGTACGCTTTTGTCTGCACAAGACACAAATGCGGAAACCGGGTCTGCACCTTATCAAACTCGTGGAGTAGGAAAGTGGATTTCTAGTTCCGCACAAGGAACTGAACCTGTCCCTGCGAATTTCCGCACTCCTTCAAGTTCTATTGTCACCGGGAAGAACACAACCGGATCGACCAATCTTGCACAGGAAGAAGATGTTCGCGGAATCCTTCAATCGATCTATGAGCAAACTGGAGAAACCAACAAGACTTTCTTTGGAATTTGCGGATCAGAAATGAAGAAGACGATTTCGGAGTTCAGCTTGTTTTCGCCACGCACCAACAACTTGGTTGTCAGCAATCGCGACACCGAGGACAATGTTCTTGCAAGTGCCGTTGACATCATCGAAGGGGACTTTGGTACTGTCACATTGACGCTATCAAGCCACATCCTTCAAGATGCCAGGGACAGTTCAAATGCGTTTGATCCTACAGTTGGACAGAAAACTTTGTTCATATTGAATCTTGAGCAATTTGAATTGGCTTTCGCTGAAAAAACCAATGTCAGAGAATTGCCTGATTTAGGTGGAGGCGCTCGTTCGCTTATTGAGTCGGTATTTGCCCTCAAGTCCTACTCCGGTGGACTTGATCACGGCATGTACCAACTCGCCTAATTTAGACTTGGGTTAGTTGTATGCATAGTTCATCGTCCGGTCAGTTTGTCATCAATGGGGTTGATTTTGAAGACCAGGTCTTCGAGCAATTGGCAAATGACCGGGCGATTGAGCTTGCTAACGCAGAAAATGATCAAATCCAGGTCATGGAAGCTCTAAAAAAGAAAGCCGGAGGTGGGCAAATCCAATTGCGTAACATGAAATTCGGCAGACTTAGATTCAAGGTAGCCAAATCTGTCTATGATTTTTGGGGAACTAAGTTAGGTTATGAATGTTGGAAAGACGAAGACTTCAAAAACTATATGGAGAAACGATTTTCCAACCTTATGAAAATCAAATCCATTAGTGATAAGTTGGTTGTAGGGACATGAGGTCTCTGCCTTATTCCGACCTTGAGCGTGGGGTCGCAAGCATTGCCGGGATTGACCCAACCAATCTCCTGACGCATGAAAAAGTTCTGATTGCAGAGTATGTCACAGATGCGGTCAAGTATTGTTGGGATTATTATCCCTGGGCAGAATTTACAAAAACCGAAGAAAGATACTTTCGGGAAGTTTTTGAACCAAACAAGCAATATCTTTCCGGGGACGAGGTTTACTATTTAAATTCATACTATCGGGCGCGTGTAGATGTCCAGGCAAGTACGATTGATCTGTCTTCGGGCAATTGGTATGAAGTGGGTGATCGGTCTTCTGCGACTCAATGGACGGAAAAGGGATGTTATTACATTGGTGCAAGAGTAGAGTATAACGGCAAATTTTACATTTGCATTGCCGAACCTACCGACACCATTGGGGCATATGGAAACCAACCATGTTGCTTTGAAATCAATGCCATCGACCCGGATGATTCTACTTACTTTGAAGAAATCGAAAACAATGTTTTCAATCGTTTCATAGCATATGAACAACCAGGCAAAGATGTAATCGGTACAACTTTGTCAGTCACTCTAGAAGATCCCAGGTACAATGATACGAAGCCTTTGAATTGGCGTGAGGATCGAGAAGGAATTTACATCGATCCGGAAGGCAATAGTTTCAATTCGGTGTATTTACGATTTCGTCTCGAAGCACCGATATACACCCACGAATCGACTACGGATGAAGTGCCAAAATTTCTTGCTCCTGCAATAAAAGCTTTTGCCTATAAATCGTGGCTTATTGGGGATGGTCAGCACGAGAAGGCGCAACTTCAGGACATATACGGATTAGACCTATTACTCCGCGAAGTGGATCGCCTGGATTTGCAACAAGACCGGGCGCAACCCTTTACGATCACAAAGAATCCATACCGAAGGGTAAATGCTCGCCAAAGCATCCAAGCTTCGGAAACAACCGGGCAAATATCATCCCTCAAAGAATCCCAGGTAGATATTGCGTTTGGAATCACAAAGCAAGTTTTAGGCATAGTCCTGGGGCTTAAATCGGTGACTACCGCAGACATCAGCATGTCGGTTGTGGCAGAAGGTTTAAAAGCAAATGTTCAAACAACAATTCAGTCCGATATTGGAATATCAGCATCCGCGAACGGAAAGAATGCGGTAAAGCAATCAAATGTTTCAATGGGTACGGAGGTCTATACCGGATCTCCATTCCTTGGGGTAGGTATTGGTGAGGTTGCAGGGCAAAAGGAATTTGGGTCTGCGAATGTAGACATCACTACTGGTATCACAGTCCAAGTAACCGGAGAGAATCCAGTAAAGTTTGGAACTTTGCTACCTTCATCATTTGGTTTTGTGATAACGGCAAGTCCAACCGGAATCAATGATGTTGAAAGTGAAACAGTAAATGCAAACTTGAGCTTGTCAGTTAGTGCAGAAGCACAAAAGGAAGCATCCAGGACAGTCTCGAATATTCCAATATCTATGAGCGTGACTTCACAGGGTAGCGCTTCACCGGCAATCACCGGACAAGTTAGTATGAGCTTTGGAATTACGACAAGTATCGACACCATTGCACTTGGCACTTCGGTCAACTCGATGGCGGATTTTACTTCATCCACTCCTTTGACATTTACTGGAAGCAAGTATGCTTACAAAGTAAATCAAAACGGAAAATTTCATCAGTATAAACATCCAACTGAAACTTATTTTCCTACAAGTTTTATTGGACTGCAATTTGAGTTAGAAGATCAATCGAATCTTTTTTATAGATCATATGCCGGTGGAAGCACGGCAAGAATGCGTTTTCTTTTGCGAAGTGATGGTGCTAATTCAACAACGGCATTGAGTGGGACAGTAAGTGTATTCAAGAAAAATTCAACAAGCGGAGCATTTGCAAAACTTTTTGACTACACTTTGCCACACTATTCTTCATACCATGTGACATTCAATACTTCACCAGTTGGTACTAATTATATTGTAGATGATAGTGGTACAGTAACGACCTGGAGCAGAACCTCATATCAGGCGCAAGTGACAAGTGATATTATCCAAATTTCTGATGATAACTCAACCGGATGGTTATATGCCGGGACACCCTATCAGACAGACCCAAACGCAACAAATGAAAACTTAATTTTCCACCATCTTGCTCAAAGAGGTGAGACATATCGGTACATTTTCAATGTGAATTTACCGGTGAAAATTTATAGCGGATTGATTGGTCAGTCATCCGATGACACTAATCATCACCCCGAATTTATTAGGGCAACATCAGGAGTCCTTGTTAACTAAAAAAAAGGAGAAATTAAAATGAGTCAGGCAACAGATTATTTGGAGGGCATCGTTCTTAGCGGACTTCCAACTTTAGGAACAGTCGATTTTTCAGATGGTACTGTAACCGCAGGAACAGGGGCGTACATAGGTCTTTTGACATCTGCACCAACCGATTCGTCCGGTGGGACGGAAGTGAGTGGAACTGCATACGCAAGAGTCCAGGTCGGTGCAACTGGGCAAGGGTCTTTTTCCGGAAGCGCCGGATCGACGACCAATGACGCAGAATTCAGATGGGCGGATGCCGGAAGCAACTGGGGGAATATCACCCATGTAGGTCTTTATGATTCCGCAACCGGTGGAAACCTTCTAGTCTATGGCGCACTTGCAAGTTCCGTAGACATTAGTTCCGGGGACATCTTTAAGATTCCTGGAAGCGGATTTACGATCCAAATGAATTAATGCTCCGAAAGGCATTTATCATAATATCATGTCTCTTTTGTTTTAGTTGTTCGTTTCGGTCACTTCTCTCACCATCCTTGGCGTTGGTGGGAGGAGCAACCGGGGCGGTTGCAACCGGGGGGAATCCAATGGGTGCAGGACTTGGTGCAGGATTAGGGGCAGGAACAGGAACTCTTCTGTCAATGGATGATGAAATGCGTGAGGACAAGGTCATGATGGTCGAAGCTTTAACCACCGGTGATGTCAATAAACTTGTAGAATCCAAACTTCAAAACGCAAAAGAAGATGGGTTTTTTGATGGGATTCTTACTGAGATATACGGAGTCATCAAGCTATGCGTGATAGGTTGTGCGCTTTGGTTTCTCGTACCAATGATCTATTCGCATTGGAGAGCAAAAAGGTCGGAAAGAAAATGGAAACAAACTTAGTATTCTATGCCTTGCAAACTGTTAGCGGATGCTTGTTTGCGGTTGGGGCATTTATGATCAAAAGCGTATTTACGGAAATGAAATGCCAATCAAAAAGAATTGGTAAACTAGAGGTCGATATGGCTCGAAATACATCCGAAAACGAAACTCTTTTCAAACGCCTGGATGGCATTGAAACCAAGCTTGATAAGCTACTGGAGAACTGGAGAACGAAGTAATGCCCAGGTATCGAAGTTTTGGTCAACTGGATGATCCATTCATTGAAGATGGTGACCAAGGTTTCATTGGCTTAGACGCGCAAACTGATGGTACGAGACTGCAACCAGGCTTCGTTCAGTTTGCTTCGAATATAAGATTTGATTCCGGAGTGGCAAAAGTCAGACCTGGTCTTGAAAAAATCAAAGAATATACCGAGTCTATTTGCTCCCTGGTGGAATTTAGAGATCCCGATGGAACTCAAGACATTTTAGCAATTACACCGGACAAGGTTAAGTATGTTACAAAAACAAAAAATGATCTAAACCTTTTTGAAACAGTATCAGAAAATGCAACTGGATTACAGTTATTCGGTGACATCATTGTCTTCGATGCCGGAAAGCGTCCACAAATATCAAATGGCACTTCTGATTTTGTACAACTTTCGGCAACTCCTTCAATAAATGATGGAGCATTCAAGGTCTGCCCGAATGCACCTTTTGGGACATTTTTGGCAAATAGACTTATCGTTCCGGACTATGCTGACAGTCCAACCACAATACTGATTTCAGACATCCTTGACCCAAACTTGTTTCAAATAGCAACAGGTGAATTTTTCATCAACAAGGGAACTCAAGATATCACACTTGCCTTTGCGCAATACCAAGAAAACCAGTTGCTCTGCCTAAATGCTACAAGCATCCATTTGGTGTCAAATATTCATAGTTTGGATTCCGCATCTTTTGAAATCACCAGGCAATTCGGGATCGCAGGGACGCGAGCGTTTTGTCAGTCCGGGGCATACACTTATTTCATGTCGAGTGAAGGGGATGTCCAGGTGCTTGTTCCTTCAAGCGACCCGGCAAAGGGGTTAGGTATAAGCATCAGCAAAGTGACTGTAGATCAGTTGCCTTTGTCTGCTCCGATTCAACCAATTATCGATAACATAAACTTCGATATTTTGGACAAGAGCATTCTGCATTACCACAAAAACAGGGTATATGTTTCATGCGGAATTGATTCGTCAAACATGAACTCCCTTTTGGTTTACAATTCATTACTTTCCCAATGGGAATCAGTCGATATTCTACCAATTAATATCGTCGATATAATTTCGCACCGGGGAAAAATGTACATTGCCGATGAGAATAATGTTTACGAATATGGATCAAGCACTTCAGACATAGGTTTGCCAATTACCGGAAAACTTATCACCAGGGACTACACCTTGGGAACGCGAGACATCAAAAAATTTGTTCGAGGCACTTTGGGTTACGCGAGCGAATCAGGGAGTGGGATAAATATACTTGTTGCCACAAAGAATCCGGACAAAAGAATATTCAGCAAGCAGATTGTCGAAGGTGACAATGACTTTGATCGGATGACTAGGTTCAATACCCGGCAAAGAGGGTTTTCCGCAAATGTTGAAATCAATGCGATTTCCGGACTTACAGTACCTACGGAGATCCGTAGGGTGTCCCTAGAAGGGTTTGTTGGCAATGGTCGAACTGGAGGGGACTTCGATGGCATTTGAGGCTAATGTAATTCCTGGTTCAACTCCGGAAGTTGGTGGAGATGTTTTGACATCCTTGCGAAATATATCTGCTCCTCGCGTAATCGTTCCAACCAACAATATTGTCATACAACCTGGTGAAACCATGAGAGTGGAAGGTAGCCTGGTAGTGGATGGGACTCTCATCGGTGAAGGTGTACCAAGCGCATTGGAAGATCCACCTTTGGTTGACTTGCCTGATGTATCGATCAGCAACTTAAATGTCGGAAATATTTTGTCTTGGAACGGAACTGCATTCATCAATACCAGGGCAGAGTTTGATTTTGTGGATGGGGTAATCGATGGAGGATTTCCGACAACAACTTATCAAGAGGTTTTGGATATCGATGGAGGATTTGTTTGATGAGTGTTTACAGACGGATTCAGATTCGCAGGGGGACTTCGAGCGAATGGACTTCTGCATCTCCACCAGTTGTTTTGCACCAAGGAGAACTGGGTTTGGACACTACTGCAAAACGGATAAAGGTCGGAGATGGTTTCAAGAATTGGTCGGAATTGGAGTATATCGACGATCCAGGACTAGACATTATCCGCTCTGAATACGGAGATGACACCACTTTTGAAATTCAATTTGAGTTATACAAATGAGGAAAAAAAAGAAAAAGAAGAAAAACATTCCGACCAATCCTAAACTTTACGCCAGGGTCAAAGCAGAGACTAAAAGAAAGTTCGATGTATATCCTAGTGCTTACGCAAATGCATACCTTACAAAGACTTACCAAGATAGAGGGGGAGGATATAGGGTAGGATGAGTCTTACAAAATGGTTCAACGAAAATTGGGTGGACATCTCTCGAACGAAAAAGGGTGGAGGTCACCCCAAGTGCGGACGAAAGAAGGCAAGCAAGTCTTCTAAGGGTTATCCCAAATGCGTACCGGCTTCCAAAGCTCGAACCATGACAAAAGCTCAAAAGGCATCAGCAGTTAAGCGAAAAAGATCTAAAGCCCAAGGGGTAGGGGGAAAACCAACCAATGTAAAAACTTTTGTTCGTAGAAGAAAAACTAAAAGGAAAAAGAAATGACAACAGATATTTTTGGAAAAGTCGGTCAGTTGACAGGCACAGAATTTAAAAATTTGAGAGTAAGCATAGGACAAACCTACGCAACCAAGGTTAGCTTGGGCAATGTGGTTAACACAATTGATTTTTCTCCATATGCGACGAAAGTGAGTCTCAATGGGTACAATTCCGGGTCAAATATATTTGATTTATTAAAAGCGACCAGGGCGGAACTTGGAGAACTTAAAGTCACCGGTGATACCACAATTGTAAACACTCAAACAGTTGAAGTCTCTGATAATATCATCGAGCTAAACCTGGCGAGCAATGGAGGTGAAACCGCTCAAACAAGTGGCATTCAAATCAATCGGGGAGGTCAAACGACAACCAATACTAACAACTATAACAGTTCGACGAATTGGTCACAGTCATCTCAACTTAGTGGTGGATATTCAAATGACGAAGACATTAGAACAATCGAAGCAAATGGGGACAGTAGTGCTTTGTGGTCGGCTTATTATGTTTACGACACCGGAAGCAATACCACTACAAAACTGATTTTTAAAGCGAACAACGACATTCAGCTTTTAGTTGAGGATGGGTCTACCTTCTCTGTATTAACAAGTCAAATCATTGGCACTTGGTCATCAACTGGTTTTGTGATGTCGGATGGTTGGTCTTTTTCAAATATTACCATCTCAAATGGACTAAGTTATCTCACGCAAAATGGATCAAATACATCCGGCAATGTGGTTACGGATTTCGATTTAACTTACACCGCATCAAATACAAATATCGATAAAGCCAAAATTCTTTGGAATGATACGACAACGAAGTTCGAACTAAAAGTCGGAACTGCATTGACCGACTTGAACGTGCAAAAAATATATTTCTCAAATAATTTTGCCCAGGAATCGGATCTTCCAAGTGCAAGCACATTTCACGGAATGTTTGCCCATGTTCACGGAACAGGCAAAGCTTATTATTCTCATGCCGGTGCATGGCATGAACTAATTACCGAAACCGGTGGGCAAACCATAAATGGCAACTTGACTTTGACCGGTGACCTGGCGGTTTCTGCCGGTACAAACATCAAGGTCAACAATGTGGAACTGGGTGACTTCGCAAGCTTTTCCAATGCTTTTTCTAATGCTCTAACATGACCGATATCTTGGCACAGATTGGTACTGAGGTAGGTTCTGAAATTAAGAACCTAGACATCCGCTTGTCTAGTGCTGAAAATGCTATTGTCAACTTAGGTGGACAAACTCCTCCACCCACAGGCAATTTCACAATAGAGCCTGTCACTTGGACTAATTTGTCGGAGATCAATCTTAGCGGAGAAAAGCTTTTAAATACAGACTTTGATTTACCTACTCTTGAGTTAGGGGTGGAGGTTGTAGTTTTAACCGGATGGTCGAACGGAGGTAAAATCGCATCAGTTGGACAGGTTTATGTAATTGATTTAGTCCAATCCAATGGAGGCATGCGATTAACTAATTCTTCGCAAAGTATATTCGCAAGCGCGTCTCAAATGCAAAACAATGTCCAAGCCAATACTCCTGCAAATTGGAGTGTATCCAACGGAACTCTTGATCAGGACAAATTGTCACAGGGAATTATCAAGGGCTTCAACTCATCCGTTGGAGTTCAGCAGATGTTTAGCAATCCCATAGCAAGTGGGACGGCATTGGTAGCGAAGGTGACTCGCAACGATACTAACGAAAGTGGTACAGTCCATGTGCAAACTTTACGCGCAAATGGAACGCCTTTTGGCGGAAATAAAAATATAACTTTTGCGGACGGATTCGTCGAATTTGAGACAACAGAAACAGCTTATGGAATTAGACTAACCACTCATGGAGATCGTGAGGTAAGCTCTATATCCTTGTTCCAGGGGGAGGTAAGTGGTGGTTCTGTTCAGACTTTCACAGGTGGTTCTATTGAAAAAATAAGTGGGGTCGATGGGTACAACGCAGGAGCATCATCAGTTCAAAAAATTGATGGGCAAAAAGATGGTTATGTTCAATTCCAAATTGGTCATGCGACTCGCTCAGTCAGGGTAGGACTTGTTAATCAAGATTCTGACTACGAAGTTGATATTCCATTTAAATTAAATTTTGGAGGTGGAAAAATAGATTTTTACCAACCATTTTTAGACAACCAAAAATCTTACGAAAGTGGTGATTGGTTTCGCATTCGACACTATTCGGCAAACAACGAAATTCATTTTCAAAAAAGAGAAGATATTTATCAGGCAAACACGACTAATTCCTATGAAGTTGGAACAAAAATTTTGATCCTGAGAGATTTCAGTTCCGCAATAAAAGACGAAATTGTTACTGTTTATTTGGTTGGTAGTAGTGGAGTGCCTAGCTTCGAGCAAGAGGATGGAACGAGGTTTGGTGCGCAAGCCGGGATTTCAGGATTTGGTCGAACAGATTGGTGGGAAGTCGCGGAGTCGATTGGTCAAGACTATGTCACCTTTTACACTCACCCAGTTTTTTCAAACGGCAATGATCTTTTTGTAGACGCAAGTCTGCATACTGTTGGTTCACGCCTTAACGATTGTCTATTAGCAACATGATTCCGGAAGTCAGAAAGATAACTACGCCCCAGGTGCGAAATGCAGTTCTGGCTGAAGCAAGCAAAGACAACCATCCGAATTTTCATGCTACTCATGTAATCATGAAAGACGATGAAATTGCCGGGGCATACAATGTTTGCGAAACCCCAATGGTTTTAGTTTGGCATCATTCTGAAAAGCTCAAAGCAAGGGACAGTTTGCTTTTGAATAGCACAGGCGAAGCAATCATGAGCCAACTAGGAATCAACTCATATTACATAGCCTGTGACAAGGAATCCCCATTTCACGGACACATGACAAAATTTGGATTCAAACCGGTTTGGAGTACAGACATGTTCATCAAAAATTTAAAAAACTACTAGGAGGAAAATAAAATGTGTGGAGGAGGAGGAACAACATATAATCCACCCCAACAGTTAAGTCTGTCGGAGTCGTTAAAATCTGCAATGGATGCCCAGGGTAATCCGGAACTCAACCGGAAGCTTTTTGAGGCAGAAAGCAACCAAGAGTATGGCAGACCGGCATATGCTCGCCTGGAACAACAAATAATCAATGAAGCTTTGTATGGCAAAAGGCATACAGTAGATGAAAATGGTAACATTGAAAAACTTGTTGGTTCAAGTGTTTCTCCCGATGCTGAACACTTTGTCACAAATCGTGAAGATGTCGTGCAAACAATGTTCGATAGATATGGCTTCGACAAAAATGGCAATGGTACGCTTGATGCCGATATGGTTTTGTCGAAGAGATATTTAGATTATGATAATGATACTGCATACCTTGCATTCATAAAAAAAGCGGAGGACTATTTTCAGAAGTACGAATATGATTTCCCTATTGAAGTTCCAACTAAAGGAGAAGCTTTTGACAAAAATTTCAACAAGCTAGATAGAGAACTAGAGTTTGAAACTGAATTTGTCGGACTCGACAAAGCAGGACAAGAGCATTACGAAGGTGGGGGGTTAGTTGAAACCATTGCCGGCAGTCAGGAGCATACCTTTACAAATGCCGATGGGACGGAAACAACTCGAAGGATTGGCTTTGATGAAAATGGACAACCGATGGGGGTTTCCGGTGTAGCGCGTGATCTTGAACAAGTTGACAAGGCTCAAAGGTTTGCCTCCGAAATTCAGTTCATGAAGGAATATGGTGACGAATTCACCGAACAGTTTAGGCAACAAGGAGACATACAAGGTGCGCTTGACCAGGTAGAAAGATTGGCAAAGATAGAATCTGCACCAAGGACAGGGGTTGACGCTAGAGGGTCAATCATGACCGATTTGACCGACCGCATAAATCGAACTGCGTCAAGAATTACCTCTCCCTATGGAACTTCGGCTTTGGAAACAAGACCCGAAGGAGTACCCACTCCGGCACAGGAATTTCGAGAAACTTTCAATCGTGGAAGAATTTCTGATTTGAATACACAAATCACAAGTTCGCAAGATAGATTGGACAGTCTGCAAGAGTTAAACCAATTGTCGCAGAATCAAAGTGCGCTTGAAAATGCAATGGTTTCCGCCCAAAGAAATAGACGATTCGACGACCTGGAAGATTTACAAAGAAGGTCTACGGAAAACAAAGTCAAGATGGAATCCATGCAGGATGCAATGGGTGCAGATTATGATGTAGTTTTCAGCGAGGAAGGTGCAGACGAATTGATTGCCGGCTTGCAAAGCGATATCAACAGAGCGTCAGATGAGCTTGGATCTTTGACTGAAACTGGATCGAGTGCAACTTCCCAGGGTGACATGCAATCGAGAGGCGCACCACAAATGTCTGCTTCTCGAACCGGTGATAAATTGACCGATGAGCGAGGGGTTGACCGGGTTACATATCGCAGGGCAAACCGGCAAATTTCTGAGGATGCAGATTTTGGTGACATTTCGCCAACGGATGCAGACTTTCAGATGCAACAAGATAGTTCAATTGGAGACCTGGGCGGATTGCGGAGCAGTTTATTGGGGCAAGCAATTTCGGATCTTGAGGCAGGGGGTGATCTTTCTGAAAGAGACATCAGAAATGCTCAACAGTCTGCAAGAATAGCTTCAGTTGCAAGAGGACGGACGCGAGATTCTGCTTCGATTTTAGCAGAGTTGGAAAACAATGAACGACTCCGAAGTGCCAGGAGGCAAGAGCGTAGAGCATTTGCAACTGACATTGCCGGTCGCGAAGGCACATTCGCCACAACCGAAGCTCAACTTGGGTTGTCCGGTGATCAAATACGAGCGAATATTGCGGTGTCAGATGCAAACAGACAACTCCAGGGACAAACTGCACAGGCAGGGATCAATCAGGCGGAGTTTGGCGCAATGCAAGCCGGAGAAATGTTCAATGTTAACAATGAAAGTCGTCAAAGTGGGGTTGCCCTTCAAGCAGACCTGGCGAACCAAGCAGGGCAGTTGCAATTGACCGGCATGGATCAAAGTGCGCAAATGTTCGAAGCCCAACAAGAAGCTAGAAGAGATGCCACCTTGTTAAGTAGTGCCGGTGCAGATGTTGGTCGTCAGATGCAAGTCGATCAATATAACAGAGGCGTAGAGATGTCAGGTCTTGCTCAAGATCGAGCTTTCGCAATGCAGAGAGTTGGGATTGAGACTGGTACTGCAAGTGATCCGCTCATGCTAGTTAGTGGCAGACCATCCGGTGCAGGAGTTATGAATGCCGGAGCAATGTATGCCGGAGGTGCGCAAACAAACCAACTTCCACAAATGTTCAATCCGATGACAGGTGTCCAGTTCTTTGCCGACCAACAGTCTAATTTGAACGACTACAATATCGCATACGGAAATCAACAAGCTCAAATTTCCGCCGGCAGGTCAGCAATGGTTGGTAACATCCTGGGGGGGATCACAGGCATGTTCAACTTTGGTGGAGGCGGAAGAAGCAACCAGGGTACACCATACTAAAAAGGAAAAATAAAAATGGCATCTCCATATTTCACACCAGTTCGAGTTCGTCCAATCAATACCGCCGGCATGACCGAAGCCGGTAGAGCAATTGGAAGCAGTTATGCCCAAATGGGAAATGTAATTGGCAATGCCATTAGTACGATGGGAAATGCCTATTTTGAGGACAAGAAGCTTGAGCGGACAATGATGTCCTACTTGCAAGGCGAAGAAGGTCAACAATTTCTGTTGGACAAAGGATATGCTCCGGCGGAAATCCAGGATATGATGACCGGTGCTAAACCATTGAGAGCCGAGGTGAAAAAACTTTTCAAGGATATGGGCGGAGTCGCAAATGTCCGTAAGCAAGTTCGAGAAAATATGGAGTTTGAATCTCGTATGCAGGTCAATAACGCAAAACTCAAGGAGTCGAGTGAAGCATTAAAATCTTTGCAAATCGAAAATGAAAATCTCAAAAATGCCCAAGATAGGGAAATAAGGGAACGAAGGATTTTGAACCATCTTTTTCAAACTGGGGGAAATATTGATGGTTACGAATTCCTCGAACAAGATGCTGACCTTTTGCCTGGTCTTGCCAAAGAATTTAACATTCCAGGACTTTCAAAACCAAGTTTTGTTTCATACCTTGCCAACTTACCTCCTGGCACAAATTACATGGAAGCTACCATGGAATACAATGCTGAAAATAATGTTAGCACCGAACAGGCTCAGGAGAACTTGAAATTCGCAGATTCAAATTATGGAATGTTGAATGAACCAGTTTATCAAGAGTCCGCAATTCGTGCTATTGATGAAATTGAAGCTTTGCTTGCGGAGGCAGATGAAAGTCTGTTTGCAGAAGCAACCGGTTTAATTGGTGCTATGCAAAAAGCTGTACCGGATACAATTGCACACTCCGTTAAATTGAAGCTTGAGACCATCGAAGCAAGTTTGGGATTTCAGAGATTGCAAGACATGCGAGATCAATCGCAAACCGGTGGCGCACTTGGACAGGTCTCTGAAAAGGAACTTGATTTATTGAAGTCAAGTGTGGTTGCTCTTCGTCAAAGCATGAGGCGCAAAGACTTCGATAAAGCTTTGGAAAATGTCAGAAAGCACTACACGAATTCAGTCAATGCAATTTCGGCAATGAATGAGGCGAAAAAGTTGGGAAGAAGCTTTGCACCTACTCAAGCCGGACAACAACAAGCGTTTCAGTTCATGACAAGTCTAGGTTACAAACCTCCCTACGATACCGATGACGAGCAAAAACAACCAAGTCAGGAATCTGAAGTGATTGTGGATATGGTTAATCAGTTAGGTCGTGGAAAATCCAGGAATATGATCATTAGCGAATATGTTGCTTTAGGTAACGATGCAAACGAGGTTGAGGAATTTTTGAAAAAAGCAGAACAGGAGGCAGGGTTGTAATGCTTATCATCCCGGACAGAAACGAGTCACTCGTTATTCCCGAAAGAAAAGAAGAAAACATCTTCATGACTAAATCTCAATTTCGCGAGATTTACGAAAAACAAAAAAAGCAAAGTTTGGGTCGTAGGGCTTGGAATGTGGTGAAGGCAATGCCGGAAGGCGCATACTCATATTTTTCTGAAGCCTGGAGCGAAGCGTTGGCAGACGAGTCATTGGTCAAAGGTTTGTTTAATTTCTTTGATGATGAAGAACAAAAAAAAGCCGGGAGTGCGGTGGGAGGTGCGTTCGAACTAGGCACTCGCGACTTGTATCGTATGGGCAAATCTATTTTCCAAAATGTCAAAGATGAATTTAGTGACCTTACGGAAGAAGAAAAGTTCGAAAGAGATTTTCGAAGATTAAATGAAAACATTGCTTACAATGAATTGGTGCGTCCGGCATTAGCCAAGTCATACGCTGATGGTAAGTACCAAGGTGACATCAAGGCTTTGGCAGACTTTCTTGACCCCACTATTGTAATACCAGGTGGATTTGCTCCAAAGGTCGCTACAAAGGTTGCTAGAAAAACCATCAAAGCAGGAGGCAAAGTCGTGCAAGGTGGTGCAAAAGTAACTGAAGTTGCCGGTAAAATTGTAGAAAAGACTGCCGGAGCGCCAAGGAAGCTTGCACAGAAGGTCAAACTGGATGGCGCATATCGACTTGGGTATGCGTTAGGAACTTATTCTTCATACGCAACAGGCAATCCACTTGGACTACTTACGCCAGGATTACGAGTTGCTGAAACGATAGGAAAGGTTGCATCGAAAGCCGGACGCGAGGTCAAGGAAGTCGCAAGGGTATTCTCCATGCCATCCGGTCACGAAAGATTTCTCTTTAGGTTGTCAACTGATCAAAAGGTAAGTCAAAAGACCCGAAAACTTGCGACTAAACTCTACAAGATGCAGGGCGATAAAGCTTACGACATTTTGTTTGATGGACTCGTTGGCGGAGCAAGTGCAAGTGCGGTTCAAGGTGCGTTACAATTCGCAAGTGGCGCTTCAGACGAACAGATCGGACAAGCTATGGGAGTGGGAGCAGGGTTAGGATCTCCGCTTGGAATGTTGGGCGGAAGCCGGGGAAGTGGTAAGGATTTAGCAAGTTTGAATAAGGATGGATCTCTTACTAGTCGTTCCGAGCAATCCATAAAGAATTACATGTCCCGAAAAGCGGACAAAGATTCCGTGGAGGCAATGAAGGAACTCAAAAAGATTAGTCCGGCAAGTGCGGTATTGTTTGCGACACTTGACCAGGCGAGTGAAACCGCAGATGTCCGAATAAATATTTTGGGCAACGACGAAATGAAAAGCGTGATTGATGCCGGGTTGCCGGAAGGCGAATCCGTAAGCAAGTCCTCTGTCCCACCGGCAATGTATAATGAGAACACCCGGTCAATCTTTATCAATCGCGACAAAATCAAGGAAGGCGTAAAAGAAGCTACTCATACAATTGCGCATGAAATTGGGCATGACCATGTCGTCAGAATGATTGGGACTGATCCGCAAATGCGAAGGGTCTTGCTTGACGCATTCGTGGATGAGAAAAACGGCAAAGAGTTCTTTTTTTACGACAATGAAGGGAACACAATAGGTGACCCCATAAAGCTCAATAAGCAAGCCCAGGAGTTTGCAGAAGCTTATGCCAAACGGATCGAAAGTGCTAGTGCAAGCCAAGCAAAAAAAATTCGTCAGGATGCCGGTTTACTGGCAGAAGAAATGAGTGCGGATGCCTTTGGTTTGTTGTTTGGTGATGACCCGAATGTATTTGGACTTTTCCGTCCACAAATTCGTCAGCACTTCTTGAATGGTGCTAAGACTGTCCTGGCGCATTTTGGAATTGTTAACAAAGACACCGGTGAAAAGACCGCAACGAATGCGATTAATCGGGACGCATTGAAAAATGGAAGTTTGCAAAACCTTTTCAAGAACTACTTGAAAGGACAAAGAGACCATCTTTTTGATCGAGCAAACGAGTTAGAAAATGACAAACCTGGAAAGTCAACTCGTACCATTCAACCAAAAGAAGGACAATCGGATGCTGATCGATTCAAAGAAGTTTTTGGCGGAATTGGAGTAGATGTAAATCGTGCCGGACAGTTTGCAGTTCCGGATGAACAAGCATTTTTAGAACTCAAGCAGTTACTCAAAGAAATTGAGCTTGAGGGGAACGAGAATTTTGCGACTTTGGGAAAATTAGGTGGCGCGCCAATGCTTCACCCAAGAATCAAAGCATTCTTTGCGAAACATGCCCCTGACAAAAGATCCGCTGAAATTGTCATAGAGATGGCGGAGCAAATGATTTTGTCCAGGGATCAAGGAACTTACGGATTTCGATCAGCAAACAATAAACCCAATAAGACAAAGGGATACAGTCCATTTGAATTTAGAAATGCGGTTTTTGAAAGGTTTGAAATTTCGCCTAAAGTTTTCAACGCCAACAAAAAGGACGGAAAACAAAGCATCCCACACTTAAAGCTCATAGGATACGACCAGGATAAGCTTTTACACAATATTGAAGTCTTAGCCCAAAATGGATTTTTAAAGGAATATGGATATTCAAGCACGAAAGATTTTCTGAATGCATTTGAAAAGGAAAGTTTGAGGACGGCAGGGAAATTTGACAAAGAGGGCGCAAGAATTAATCCGCAAGGTCGTGCGGAGAATGAACTGATGACCGCAAGTTTTGGGAACATCACTTCAAAGTTTGAAAAAATAAAAAATCCTAGGCTCAAAGATTTTTTGCAAGATCCGGACAATAAAAAACTAATCAAAACGACAATGATCACAAAGGGTCTTTATCTTTTCACCGGCATGAGCAATACCGGGAAAAAAGGGTTGGCATTCAAATACGAACATGTCCGCGATAATTACATGCCCAAAGCTTCGGCAACCAACAAAAGTGACAATGTTTTTAAGCCGAAAGCATTCAATTTTATGCCTGTTGAAACCTTCGAGGGTTCTTCAATTAGTTTGTTCAAGCCTAGTAGTCCATCGGATCGTATATCACAAATTCGTAGATTCAAAAATCCTATACATTTACAAGATGGATCAAGACTTTCGGGTGTCGCGGACAACGACGAACAAAATCCATTTACTGGATATGATAAAAATGGAGTGAGGTTTACCCAAAGAAGGGAGAGCATCAAACCGGAAGACATCGTAAGTTCCAGGGATAGCGACAAAACTGCAAGCATCATCAAGCGTGAGTTACGAGAGGGAACGATATTAGTTCCCGAAATGCAAAACAAGAGTCTCAATTTCATGCCCAAGAAGGATGATGGTGAAACTTTCGCTCGACCACTCGAAGAAATCCTGGAAAGAATACCGGCAAGGGATCGATTCAAGGGCGAAAGAGTACCAGGGCAATCGATCAAAGCCCCAGGTGGAGGTAAATTTTTATCTCTCAACTTGGACAAACCAATTGGCAAACTCAATGTCACGCAAAAGGATACCGATTACGCATTCGCGGATGCCATTGAAAAGTCCGGGTCTAGCGCTCAACTTGCAATCGAAAGAATGGCAGAAAAAGGACATATAATGTCCCCACCAAATGAAGCTCATTTTAAAGATATAGAAAAACTTCCTTTGCGTGATCGTTTTTGGTACGAGATTTCAAGTGAGGCTATGGATATTTCTTTTCCTGATTTTGGTATTGAGGAAAAGAGCATGACTATGGACATGACTTCGGCAACTAGTCCCCTGGCAGACCCAAACTACAATGCGAGTTTGATGCTCTCCATCATGAGTGAATATGTGAGAAAAGTCGCAAGCTACACTCCGGCAGTTGTTCAAAAAGCAGTTAGTGATGTTTTCTTTGGAGTCTTTGGAAAAGAGGAAGCTAGGAAAGTTGGATCTTTCGGACAAACATTCAAATTTCTTGCCGGTTATTTCGAAAACCCACCTTTGACAACCAATGACCGACAAGTGGCAACTTCTTTTGGGATTCCGGACGATATGTTTGGAAAGTACCCGGTGCTTTACGAAGTCGTCTCAAGATACTTTAACAATATCCGAGATGTAATTAATACGAAGCGTGGAGACCATCCGGACGGAGTTTTTGAAGCGTACCAGGTGCAAGCCCCATCCTGGGTGCAAACAAGGGCAGAGGGCAAGCAGACCAAAAACAAAAATCTTACGGAAGAAGAAATTTTTGAAGGTGATGCCTATGCTAATGCTTTCAAGCTTATTGCAGACAGATTAAGAAAAGCCGGAATAAAGGTTGGCAAAGATAAAGAAACTGGTTTGCCACTTTTTACCAGGAAAGTTTTGGAAGATCCAAGAATCACAGAAATTCTTTCCCCATTAGCATTGGAATTTAGAGATTCGAAATTTGGAACGATGGAAATCGTCACACTTCTCCATGAGAGTGGAAGAAAGTTTGCCGATCTTTTAAATAAAAGCCGGTCTATGGGCATCACGCTCAATGTTAAAAGTGCTGAAAAAGTGATTCAGAGTGGAATGAAAAAACTTATGAATCGCACAAATATTCGAGATGCCAAAGGCAAAGTCGTCAAAACCTTACCTTCTACGCTTTCGCGATTGCAGATGGCAATGACCGGGAAAAAAGGTGCATCCGGTGAAATCACCAGGATTGAAATTGGGAAGGGTACATTTGAAGGCGCAATGTCCCCTAATATCAGGATTCCAATGGATGGTTTGCCACCTGACATGCATGAGGCTTTTCTTGCAGTACTTGGTGATGCTTATATGCAAGAGGCTCAAGCCGGTTCAGTATTTAATGCGACCAATGATACTCCTGACACCTATTCGGTTTTCATAAATGGTTTGAAGGTAGATAATGAGGCAATGCAACCATTTAGTGAGCATCTTTCAAGTATAGGACATGAAGCAAATATTAGTCAGCGTCCCAACGGAGTTGTCATAGATGTTAACCCGAAGTTCAATGATGACTTTACGACTTCACCCATTGATTTCGAGCAACTAGATAAGCTTATATCAGATACCTTTTCCGATTATGACAGTAAAATATATGGACAAACATATGATTCGACTTATATCGAAAGATCCGACTATGGTAAGGCAATAAATAATTTTAAAAATAGAAAAAGAAATGAGTTCTCAAAACAAATTCGAGAGGCAACAGGCGTTAAAGCTTCGGTTGCAACAGATATCCTCCGGGGAGGTAACCCCGAAGAATTACAAGCCCTCAAAGTTGGGGAGCGTAAAAGAGTGGAACGCATTAAATCTGCCTACGACTCGTTCCTTCGCGACATTAAGTCCGTTTCAAAAGACATCCGCGCAAGCGCAAAAAGCTTCGAAAAAGCAACTAAAGATATCAATCCCAAGCTTGAAAAACGAATCGAAGCAGAGACAAAACGAAGGGTCAAACTTGGAAACCGACTTACCCAAGCAACCCGAAAGCTGAAATCTCAAAACAAGTATTTCGAAGATAATTCTTTAT